GCCCCTAAAGTAAATGAAGGGGCGTCAACATCATCGCAAGAGACCATTGACCTCGACATAGAAGTGGCTGAGATATTGCAGGAGGAAGAAGATTTGGAAGTGGTCATAGATGAAAATCAAGTGACTGTCTCCACCTCTTCCCTGCGAAATTTTCTCAACCGCTATAAGAGTGTCTTCTATCTTATGAAAGAGTGGAAGACTCGAGCAACCGTACGACTACCCGTCGATGTGATGGCCAGGTTTGACGAAAAAGCAACCGATCTTTACTATAAAATGTTGAGAGTTGATGCTAAAATCATCCTGAAAACCGCACTGGCGATAGTGACATCGCATGCTGGACACGTCTTCATTTGCGCTCGCGACAAAGCAAAGCAATTGAAGGAAACTGCAAAACAACGGTTTTTGGATTCGATGAATGTCGCTAATCATGCCCGCAAAGCTTGGAAAAGTACGCGCGGGATCATCGATACCATATGGGAGGTTATTAAACCTCATGTGACCCAGCTTAAAGGACAACTCATTTTGCTCGGAGCTGTAGGGTTCATTGGATATTTACACCATCTGAAGAACAAACAGCAAGCCGACAAATTGAAAGTGCTCGAAATATGTAAGCAAGTAGAAGCCCGAGTGTTGTCGCGACAAGTGGGACGTATTTATGCAGCCACCCTCGATCAGGCTCGCAGTTACGTTGAAACATCAATAGACCCGCTATTCCGACTTCCTATCCGACGAAACACCCATGGAATGCGCTATGTGAAACATCCCAGTGGGGCCAACATCTACCTGTACAACCCGAAAGGTGGTATGGGTTGGAGTGATTTTAAACCGCTCCAATTGAAAGATGCAGAAGCGGAAGTTGATGCAATGACTCTTCAAACCGAGGATGGACGGACTAGAAATACTCAGTTCATGACTCGAGGTGATTTCTTTATGAAACGAGTTGAGCTGAAAGCTAGACAACAAGGAATTACTGAAGAGGAGCTCTTCGACCGCGTCTTTGATGAAGTCAGAGATGATGACCCCGAAACTGGCCTCCCTATTCTGGAAGAAGAAGGAGGAGTGTCTGGTGACCCAAGAACTGGTCGCCAACACAAGACCATAGTGCATGCACGACAAGCCCCGACCCGAACTCTCCCCCAAGCTCAGTCTGGCGACAGGAATTTAGCGGACCAGAAGGCTGTGATGGCTCGACATCTCTACCGAATAAGAACCTCGGCTGGAGAATGCTGTGCCCTAGCAACTAATGGACATAACTTAATTGTGAATGTCCATATGATTAGTCCCCTGAAAGACAATGACCTGGTGACTCTGATCCCATCCGAATTCGTGACCCCTATTACCATTAGCTTCAAGCGAAGTGACGTAGTGAGAATAGGCGATTCTGATATAGCAATATGGAAGAATATAGCACGCCTACCTCCCGCTCCTCGTTTCTCTAAGTACTTTGTGTCTAACAAAGACTTGGCTCATTTCGTCCATTTCGATGGACTGATTTACTCAAGAGGCTCAGATGGTTGTATCCATGAATTTCATGGATCCATCTCTGCCATTAGAGAGACTAAATGGTATGGATCACCGTATGCGGTTAGATCGAATGGACAGCTTAAGAGAAGAGAAATCTTCTTGGAAGGCTGGACCTCTGACATCAGTACTGAAGTTGGGACGTGTGGTTCTATATGGTTTGCCAAAGGTAACCAACAACGCAAAGCCGTTGGCATCCATATAGCTGGATTCAGTTCCCAGAAATCCGGAGCTTTTGCTGCTCTTCTTACGCAAGAAGATATTGAGCAAAGCCTGGATTGGGACATTGATACCACATGTGCCGAGCTAGAAATGCAATCAATGTGTGTGTCCGACCGTGTTAATAGCATAGTCGGATATGGATATGAAGTGTATGGTGCCTGCGCCCCGCAAGACGCTTCTTTCGCTCCCGGAAGAACGCAGATAGAAAAGGCAAAGACACATGGCTTGGTAGCCCCTCCTGTCACAGAACCCGCGATACTTACACCGAAGGATTCCCGAAACCCGACTAAGACATCCCCGTTCCGTAATGCGCTCAAGAAGTATGAGTCCAGGACAGTTCCTTTTCCCAGCTCCTCACGCAGAATAGTGACGGAATTAGTAGAATACCGTCTCCGTAAAGCGTTGGGCAAGTGCCAGGTGCACGAACTCACTATGGAGGAAGTTGTGAATGGCTTACCCATGGCTGGGTATGCCGGATTAGAAATGGATTCATCCCCTGGCTTCCGATGGAAAAAGAAGCGTCCTGCAGGTGTTGAAGGCAAAGCTTTTCTCTTTGATGAGAGGATTGTGGAAGCTGGATTCACCTATAGAGTGGGGGAAGATGGACCCGAAGAACCGGTTCCTGGTTGGCCTGACTGCAAGAAATTGTGGTCAATGAAGCCGGAACTTGATCTGAGAGTCTGGGAAGATCTCCAGGCACTCAAAAGAGGAGAACGACCATTCTTCCTCTGGGAACATCAGCTCAAAGATGAGCGCCGTCCTATTAAGAAAATTAAGGACGTAAATACTCGAATTTTCACGATGGCCCAAGTCAACGCTACTGTGGTAGCCCGAGCACTGACGATGAATTTTACCGCAAGGTTTTATGAGTCGGTTGCGCAAGGCTTTTCTGCTGTTGGGATTGATACGCATGGACCGCTGTGGGCTAAACTGCAGCGCGATTTGCTGAATGTATCCAACAAAGGATGTGACGGTGACTTTGGGAAGTTTGATGGAACCCTTGACCCGGACCTGATAATGGACACCCTTCGTATCATTGCTCGTTGGCAGGATCATCTCACTCTTTGGAGACGAGATGTGAATACAGGACAATGGACAAATTTGACATTTGATCGCGAAGAGCTGGAAAGGGCGCTAATTGTGCTCGCCGGTGACTTTATCCACACATATCAAATTGTGATGGATTGTCTACACCGCAAGTGGCAGGGTAATCCCTCTGGGAATTGCCTAACTGTGGTGTTGAATACAATTGTTAACGCAATGTATCTCCGGCTTGCATTTGCAGCGCTGAAAACTGAGGCTCCGCTATTTATACCCGTAGTAGCGTACGACAAATTTGTCAAGGATTGGTATTATGGTGATGATAATGTGCTCGCTATTTGCCCCGACATACTCGACTGGTTTAATCCGTCCCGAATTTCTGAATACTTTGCCACTCTCGGCATCGACTATACAACAGCCGACAAGAGTGGAATAAAGCAGCAAATAAAGGATGTGAGGGATTTCCGGTTTCTGAAAAGAGGCTGGAGACCAGACGAGGAGTTGAGACATCTAAAGTGGGACCCAATAGACCCTGATACGATCAATGAACTCACCAATTGGATTAGAAGTTGTGATGACCCTGATTTGCAATTGAGGGAGCAATTCGGCAATGCGCTGTACGAAAGTGCCGCGCATGGAAGGATATTTTATTGTAGTTTTCTCGAAAAGTGCAACGCCGCTCTGAAGCAAGTAGGTTTGGATGAGTTTCCAAACGAATATGACGAGCTGCGCACGCATAGAATTCGACAGCTTGCCGGAGTACCTGTAACAGGGGAAACGTTACTTGTTGGAGAGGGTTCGACTGTGATCTCCTGATTGGGATTTGAACACGGAACCCGGACTATTTTATTGTGCCGATTGGTCTTCCTTATAGATTAGAATTTGTATATCTTTAAAAAAT